TCACCAGGACCAGTTCTTGGTCCCGAAGACCGCCGTGCTGGACATCATCCCAGACCACGGCTGGCGCGAGTGGAAGCTGCGCGAGGATCGCAAGGTCGTCCGCCTGTCCGAAGTCGGATTCGACCCCGCCGGCACCGACCCCGCCATCCGCTGCAACCTGTGGGGCGGCTGGCCCACCGAGCCGAAAGCCGGCAAGTGCGACCGCCTGCTCGAACTGCTGCAATACCTGTGCAGCGGCGAGCAGAACGCCGGCGACCTTTACACCTGGGTGCTGCGCTGGCTCGCCTACCCGATGCAGCACCCCGGCGCCAAGATGCGCACCGCGCTCATCTTCCACGGCCCGCAAGGCACCGGCAAAAACTTGTTCTTCGAATCAATCATGGCCATCTATGGCGAATACGGCCGCATCGTCGGCCAGGCCGAGATCGAAGACAAGTTCAACGACTGGGCCAGCCGCAAGCTGTTCCTCATCGCCGACGAAGTGGTGGCGAGGCAAGAGCTTTACCACGTCAAGAACAAGCTCAAGTCCTTTGTCACCGGCGAATGGATACGCATCAACCCCAAGAACGTCGCCGCGCACGATGAGCGCAACCACTGCAACGTCGTCTATCTCTCCAACGAAATCCAGCCGCTGCCGCTCGAACAGGACGACCGCCGCCACTTCGTCATCTGGACCCCGGCCAAACTCTCCGGCGACTTCTACCAGGACATCCGCGACGAAATCAACGCCGGCGGCATCCCGGCCCTGCACCAGCACCTGATCGACCTCGACCTCGGCGACTTCGACGAACACACCAAGCCGCCGGAAACGCAGGCCAAGCGCGACCTGATGGATGTCGGCGCCGGCAACGTGCAGCGCTTCATCCGCGCCTGGCTGAATGGCGACACCGCGCACCCGGTTTGCCCATGCGGCTCGGCAGACCTCTATAACGCCTATATCCACTGGTGCCGGGCCGACGGCGTGCGCAACCCGCGCGAAGCCAACCAGTTCATCGGCGAGATCGCCAAGCTGGCCGGCTGGAGCAAGGGCCACAAGGATCGCTACGACTCGCTGCACTACGTCGGCAAGCCGATCCGCCAGCGCTTCGTGCTGCCCAGCGAGGAAGTATTGACGCAATCCGCGCGCGCCGGCCATGCCGACTACCGCAAACCAGCCGAACAAACCCAGACGCAATGGCTCACCGACTGTTTTTTCGCCTTCGCCGAAACGACCAAGGCCCACCCATGACCGCACACCGCACACCACACCGCACACCACACCGCACGGGCAAAACCCGCGCCAATAGGGCAACCGCACGGGCGCACGGGCTTTCCCGCGTAGGTGCGCGTACACGTGCAAATACCTGCGCTCGCCCATCCCGCGCGCAAGAGTTCACGTACACGTGTGCAAACCCCGTGCGCCCGTGCGGTCCCTGTGTCCGTGCGGGTCTTGCCCGTGCGGTCACCCGTGCGGTGTGGTGTGCGGTGTGCGGTGCGCCTGAATCCGCACCCGGATCGCGCGCATCTTCTCTCTCATACCCCCGCTAAAAGAAAAAGAAGATGACTGAGACAACCACCCCGCCGGCCACCATGAAAAAAGGCGACTTCGCCCGCTTCCTCGGCCTGGCCCCGTCCTACATCACGGCGCTGGTCAAGGCCGGGCGCGTCGTCACCGAAGGCGAAGGGCGCGGCGCGCTGGTCAAGGTCGCCGAATCGGTGGCGCTGATCGAAGCGACGCAAGCCGGGCGCTTCGATGTGGCCCGCCGGCATGCAGCAGCGCGCCGCCGTGGCCAGAACGAGGCGCAGGGCGATGCACTGGTACGGTCAACGCCGGAAAACGCCCCAAAACGCGATTCTGAAAGCCACGACCCCGAGCGCCTGGTCGATGCCAAGACGCGCAAGGAATCGGCGCAGGCCGACCAGGAAGAAATGAAAGCCGCGCAGATGGCCGGCAACCTGATCGCCCGCGAGGACGTCGACGCCGCCATGAAGTTCCTCGGCGCCAGCGTCCGTGCCGCGATGGATGTCTTCCCCGACCAGACGGCCCCGGTGCTATGCGCCGTGACCGACCTCAACGAAACCCACGCCCTGCTCACCGAAGCCTGCCGCAATGTGCTGCACGACATCGGGGTGGCGATTGAACGGCAGCAGGGGCAACTGCAACGCAATGGATCATAAAGGCGGCACGTTATGAATTCGCACCAAAGGTGGAAGTTTTGCAAAGCGCTTATGAGTGACCTGCGCTGCTCAACCGATGATGAAAAGCTGAAGGCGCTTGTCGATGCCGCAGAGGATATGACAAAGGCTAAGCGCCGGATGGACCGTCTCGAGGAACAACGCGACGAGCTGCTTAGCGCACTGGAGTCGATGGCTGGAATTGCGCGGTTGACCATCGGCTGGTCCTGCACCCCGGCGAATGCAGATGGGCCTCTTGCTGTTGCTGAACAAATCATTGCGCGTATAAAGCGAAACCCGGCCTAAATGCGCCCACTCCCCCACGCCATCCCCTACTGCCTGACCACGCTGGCCGCCGCGCTGGCGCCCCGGCGCGCGCTCACCGTCAGCCAGTGGGCTGACGACCACCGCGTGCTGTCCGGCAAGCAGGCGGGCGAGCGCGGGCGCTGGCGGACTTCGCGCAATCCGATCCTGCGCGAGATCATGGACTGCCTGTCAGCCAGTTCGCGCGTCACTGACATCTGGGTCATGAAGTCCTCGCAGGTCGGCGTCACCGAGGCCACCGTCAATTTCCTCGGCTACACCTTCGACCACGCGCCGGCCCCGGTGATGGTCCTGATGCCGACGCTCGACAGCCGCGACGCCTGGAAGGCGCAGAAGCTCAACCCGCTGCTGCTCGAAACGCCGGTCATCCGCGATCTGCTCGGCGGCCAGCGCTCGCGCGATTCCGCCAACAGCAAGGACATGATCGACTTTCCCGGCGGCGTCCTGTTCCTGGCCGGCGGCAACTCGCCAAACTCCTACGCCCAGCGCTCGGTGCGCTACCTGATCATGGACGACCTCGACCGCTTCCCCGGCGAAGTCGGCGATGAAGGCGATCCGGTATCGCTCGCCAAGGGCCGCACCAAGGCATTCGCCCGCGCCAAGCGGCTGTTCATCTCGACGCCCACCGTCAAGGGCGAAAGCCTGATCGAGCGCGGCCATGCCGAATCCGACCAGCGCCGCTACTTCGTCCCGTGCCACCATTGCGGCGAGTTCCAGCCGCTGGAATGGGGCGGCAGCGAGGCGGCGCACGGCATCAAGTGGCGCGGCGAAGGTGAGCGGCTGGAAGCCTTCTACGTCTGCAGCCATTGCCAGGGTGAAATCTACGAACACCACAAGCCGGCCATGCTCGCCGCCGGCCGCTGGATCGCCGCCTATCCCGAGCGCAGCACGCGCGGCTACCACATCAGCGCTCTCTACGCGCCCATCGGCCTGGGACCGTCGTGGTCCGACCTGGTCCGCGAATGGCACAGCGCCGTCAAATCGCCCGGCACCCTGCGCACCTTTGTCAATACCCACCTCGGCGAATGCTGGGAGGAGCAGGGCGACCACGTCGAGCCCACCGGCCTGCTCGCCCGCCTCGAAGAATACGAAGAAAAGCCGAAAGCCCTGGCGCGCACCGCCGGGGTCGACGTGCAGAAAGACCGCCTCGAAGTCACCATCATCGACTGGGGCCACGGCGAGGAAGCCTGGACGATGGACCACCTGATCGTCCCCGGCGACACCGCCCAGCCGGAAGTCTGGCTGCGCCTCGACGAAGAACTCGGCCACTGGGCGCCGGAAGTCGTCGCCGTCGACTCCGGCTACAACACCAGCATGGTCTATGCCTTCGTCGAAAAGCGCCGCTGGGCGCTCGCCGTCAAGGGCCGCGCCGGCCCCGGCGTGCCGATAGTCGAAGACGAGAAAAGCCGCCGCCTCCGCCTGCGCCGCCAACGCAAAAAAGGCATCATGGTCCATCTGGTCGGCGACGACCAGGCCAAGGCGCTGATCTACTCCCGCCTAAAGATCGCCACGCCCGGCCCCGCCTACATCCACTTCCCGGCTGACCCGAGCTTCGACGACGAATACTTCGCCCAGCTCACCGCCGAAAAACTCGTCACCAAGATGCGCGGCACCCGGCCCTACGCCGAGTGGCAGCAAACCCGCCCGCGCAACGAAGCCCTCGACTGCTGGAAATACGCCCTCGCCGCGCTGCGCCTGTCCGGCATCGACCTGTCGGCGCGCGCCATTGCACTCGCCAACCCGCAACAAGAACCCGCCCGCCCGGCAATCCGCCGCCTCGGCCGCGTCGGATCGCTCAACCGTTGAAAGGAAGACCATGATCTACCTCGACATCATCACCAGCCTCGAACGCGCGCTCGGCACCTCGCTCGACCCGGCGCAGCGCACCTCGGTCGTCTATTCGCTGGCGGCCGACCTCGGCGGCGAACGCCACTACATGCCATCGCTGCCCAAGCACCGGCGGCAGATCAGCGTCATCAGCTTCGACGCCGGCGCCCAAAGCCTCAAGCAGTTTTCAGAAACCAGCGGCGTGCCA